CATCGAAGTCGAAAGAATCTTCGATAACATAAGCATCTTTCAATTCACCATCAGTTGCATAGAAAGTATGAGGAGCAATGATGATGTTCTGGTCAATTACTTCATCAAAAATGTAAGTAATCGTATTGGGGCAAAAAGTATCATCACCACCAAACCCGATAAAATCACCTTGAACAATCCCGTCGAAACTAGGAAGGCAATCGAAACAATGATGTAATATATTAGCAACAACCCCAGAATGATTCCGATCAATGTCATCATGCGTTTCATTGATTTTGATCTTTACTTTGTTGAAGACAGATTTAGTACCGACAAAAAAGTTTCCTGTCTGAGGATTTGTGCCCCAAACAATAGCAGGAGCTCCATCAATTTTCACGGAAAGATCACCATCAGAAAGCAACCAATCCAGTGCAGTCAGATCACCCGAAAGGATAGAATCTTCGGGGTGTTGGAGATGTGTGTTTTTCATGTTTATATAATACACGCCTCAGACCGCAATTCAAGCGGTTTTGTGCCAGTTTTTATATAGTCACACCCCCCAAAACGCTGTTATCGCGTTTTTGAGTTCTTTTTTATATAAAAAAAATTAGGCACAAAAAAAGACCCCTTTCGGGGGTCTTTTTATATACTATTATACAGGGAGTCGCGCAACTGATCGTTTTTTTCTATACTTTTCGATAAAATTACGGGCGCTAATTGAGTTTCTGCATTTTTTTAGCTGTCTGCCTTGATGGATGACCATTAGACCATTCCCGCAAGGCACAGCAGCATAAAATGAATTTATATCATTCCAATCCCCAACAATGAACCCTAGTGGACCACATTTAGGATCAAGGATATTACTGTTAGTTGGTTGATCATTTTTCATAGGATAAATCTTTCCTCATTTAGTAATGCGTTATTATTAAATATCATATCATCGTAAGATGCTGGTGTGAAAGTTCTATCTTTCCAACATCTCTCACCAGTATAACTGAACAATTTTACTCCATGTTTTTGATATAGTTTATCTGATCTTGTTTTTATTGCAAAATTGATACCATCATCTGATGTGGTGTCATTACTAAACAAATCATTTTCTGACTTGGCAACAATGATTATTTTTCTTGCATCAAAAAATATTTTTTTGAACACCTCATAATCGGACAAGTATTTGTCAGGATTATCATAAATCATATATGCTTGTGCTTGTGGTCTTGTATAGTGATCCTCAGATGTTTTCTTTGCAATGCCTTTAATTTTATATTGTATTGCTTCTTCACTTATCAATCCAATGTTATCTTTACCAGAATCATGAACATTAACATAAAATATCCGCGTTAGTGATCTTACACTGGTTTCAGGTTTTCCCCAACGATAGAGGTTTGCTTGCATACTATTAAATGCTGTCAAACAGTATTCATTGGGATCTTTTGGTGTGCGAGTCATCGACGAATCTCCGAAATAGCAGGTTGACCTTGATTGAACACGACATCAACAACTGCCTGAACTTTGCGGGCAGTGCTGATACCTACACTATCATAAGTTGGGATGCAAACTAGACCGAAAGTCTTAGTATCTGCACCCAATCGAATTACACGACCAATCGACTGACTGATACCAATGTAATCCATGTTTCTCATAAAGATAACAGCTTCAAGACCATTCACGTTGATACCTTCAGACAGAATACTGTGGTGAATAACAACAAACTTTTTCTCAGGATCTTTGCCCCAAGTGTTCAGAGTGTCGAAAAACTTTTCACGGTCAACTTTCTGTCCGTCGATGATTGCGCCAGTCTTGGATGTAATCATCATCCATGAATATCCACGGGATTGCAACTGCATCACAAAATCAGATTGTGATACAAGACCCATGATTTGTTTCGTAGAACGAGCACAAATCAAAGTCTTGTCGATGTTGTTGTCATCGATAGTTTCAATCAGATTGTCACTGTCCTCAGCATACATTACCTTGCGACCTTTAATCAAAGGCAGTTGCTTAACTACAACTTTGGGAGGAAGAATATAACCCTGATCGACAAGATCAGGAGCAGGAACATTGCAGATCACTTGACCATAAACATCGCCCCAATTCATGCCTGGTTTGTTTACAGTCAAAGAATGTTTAGGGGTTGCAGTATAGAAATAGCAACGCTCTGAGACCTCGCTAAAATGCTCTGTAGCAGGGAAGAAGTTGCGTTGGACACTATTATGTGCCTCATCAAAGTAAATAGTATTCACCTCAATATCTGCCTCTACGATACGATGCAGAGAATGATATGTGGTAAAGATGATGCAGTTCTCACCCATGTTACGGGCACAGTTTGCATACACGTTGATCTTTTCAGCATTAGTTGTGCTGGTATAGTGAGTTTCACCACTGTGAACATGTAACACATGCAAATATGGGTCACTGTTGTTAGGATCAATGACCTCCATAAATTCACTACAGAGCTGCTCTGCCAACAAAATACGCGGAGCAACAACAACTGTGGTGGTGCCATTGTTGATAACGTCATGACGACGCTGAGTATCAACAATCATGGTCAATGTTTTGCCACCACCAGTGGGCACAATAATCTGACCTTTGTTGTAACCAAGCATACGATCACATGCTTGCTGTTGATGTGGGCGCAGGGTGATTTGTTTCATGAATACAATATACACAAAAAAACCACCCCGGTCAAGGGGTGGTGTGCAGTTCAAAGATTGTCACATGCTGTCTGTTTGAGTGAGACAGGTTCCTTTCGGGTTAAAAGTAAGAGTCTTCCCATATACATCAACCAGTCCAACTTCAGTAGGACGACCTTCAGATTTTGGATCTGGTTTGCGATATTGTGGGAGGAAACCTGCAAGTTTGATAGGAAACTCATCCTGGTCAATCATGTCCAAAATTTCTTCCATATCCTTCTCACATTCTCCATCTTCACAGAAGAGATCGTATGCGAATTTGATCATCCCTTCCTTGTAGTCAAGGAATTGCTCAATGAAGTTCTCACGGAACTCTTGAAGATCATCCACTCGGGTAGCAGAATAACCGATGATCCATGCAGGGATTCCATACTTTTTAGCTCGATAGATACCTGATCCCCAACCACGAAGAACATCACCACAGTTACCCGTATAAACGATGTAACCTTGCTTCTTCATTTCCTCTTCGGATCTACCGTCGTGCCCCATTTTAGGGAATCCAAGTTCAGTTTCGACACAATACTTGAGAGTATGTTGTCCTGAACCTTTCGATCCAAAAGTACGAAACTGTGGGTAAACTCCAGCGCCATTGTATGCTTTATCTTTAATCCATTTACGGATTTCAGATGGTTTATCGGCAGCAATCAATTCAACAAGATTGTTAATCGCATCAGGATCTTTCTCGATGACATTATTTTCAACCGCATTGATTGTTTCTTTCAGTAGATCATGCTTGTTCTGACTGAGAGAAGGATCAAGGTGGTGATTTGTAATGTTACGAGCTACAATCTCCCAATAGGGAGAAGTAAAATCATACAGATCATAAAAATATGATCTTTGCCCGATATTTGCCTGAGCACCATAACGGTGGAATCCAGACAATCCATCAACCCGGAACGGATTCAAGTGTCCAGAAAGTTTGCCAATAGGAGGTTGAGAATCAATCCGGTATTTCTTGACTTTGTAACTATTTCCAAGTTCACAAATGTGATCCTGTTCGTTACTCTTTGCCCGTGGTTGATTGTCAAAATCATATTCCACAAAAATGTTGGGAATATGAAAACGTCCACGATATACGGCATTTTCACCGATTTTTTCTTGCCATTCTTTATTGACAAGATGAGGTGGTGGACATTCTGCCAGACTCTGATCTAGAACATCAGCATTAAGTTCTAGAGGATTATTGATTTTCGTAAGATCAAGATTCTTTCTCCACTCTAGTTCAATAGAAGTAGGAAGATTAGTTTGCCTTGCTTGCTTGAGAATCTCGTCTGAAAATTTTTGAGAAAAAGATGCGGTCATAGGACCTCCGATAAAGAACAAAAGTGAACGAATCACTTATTGAATGATCACAATCTGAAAAGAGAACTTTTCTTTGTTGCGATAGTCTAATTATACAACTTTTATAGTGGTTGTCAATCACTTGTTACGAAATCGTAACAATTACTCTTCTTCCTGGGTTTCCTCCACTTTTTTGATAATTTTTGGACCTTTCTGCACACGGTCAGTTTCATAGAACCATGCAACACGTTCGCGACGTGCTTGCATCAGCATATCATATTGATCCTGCTGATCTTTAGTGAAACTAAAGTTTTGATCGCGCCAGACCTTTTTAAGGTCATTCAAATGTGGCAGAACATTAACGGTTGACGTGGGAAAATTAGACATCAGACAGTGTACTTAGTTTGTGCAAATTCGTCGCAGGTGATGAAATACTCATCACCATTTTCTCTCTTTTCAAGTT